ATGAACGTTAGTCTTGCAGATAAATTAAAAGAATTGAGAAAATCCAAAAACATCTCACAAGAAAGGCTTGCAGAGTATCTTGGCGTTTCCTATCAGGCGGTGAGCAAATGGGAAAACGGCGTAACCTATCCCGATATTCTATTGCTGCCGGATATCGCACGCTATTACGGCATCACCGTTGATGAATTGTTACAGGTAGAACAAATAGACGCCGACAAATACTTTGAAGAATGTAATTCGAAAAGCGAAGCACTTTTTCGCGACGGGAAGCGCGCCGAAATCATTCCGTTGTGGCAAGAAGCATATAAAAAACTCCCCAACGATATTCAGGTTAGAACGGCTCGTCTTCGACGAATCGAATATCGCAAGCGTGGTTAAGGAATATTACAAATACCACTCGGCGTTCGACAGCGATAGCACCGAAGCGTTAAAGCTGTTAAACGCTTCGATACTGGAAATATCGCGTAAGATCGACAACATTATAAATGCCGTTGCCAACACGGGAAGCTCGGCGCTGTTATCGACGCTTACCGACCTTGAAAGCGAGCGCGAAAGGTTACGCGCAGAAGTGGAAAAGATTGAAAAGCAGAGCAAAACCCACGTGATAACCGAAACGATGGTCGAGCTTGCCTACGCACACGCGCGCGGACTGCTCCGCTCGGGCGACAAGGAGCTTCACCGTCAGCTTATAAACCTATACCTCGACCGCGTAATCGTCTATTACGACCACATCGAGTTTTACCTCAACACGCTCCCTGCGGATATTCTGAAAGACGAAATAAACCGCTCGCTCGGCATCGGCGAAAAAGAAACGCTTGTCGATTATATCATAAAGAATGAACCGACTCTTGCCGATGCGATATACAGCGAGAAACTTAAAAAGAAAAAAGGGGCTGTCAGTAACGACAGTCCCGAAAATTACATAAAAAAGGCCGATAATCCGCTAAAAATAAGCAGATTATCAACCTTTGTTGGTGGAGCAAGATTACTCAAATCCGAACCCTGCCCCGAAGAGATACGGAAGGTGTTGGTCTTGTTCGATGTGAGGTTATAAACAGAGGTTATCTTGAACCATCCATCGGGTTCATCCCACACAGTAACGGAGTTTACGAGCAGGTCGATGATGTGCCTACGGAAGTCCTCATCCTCGATGTCTCCGTTGCAGAACTCAGTCAACCACCATATAATATGTTCCTTTTCTAAAACAATAATATCATCCTGTGCAATAACGAGTCGCTTTTCGGTGGCTCGTTTTTGTTTTTCCAATTCTATCAGACGAGCGGTGAGTGCATCGGAATCTGCACCTTTCTCTACCATCTTGATAAGGTTGGCGATGCTTTTCTCGATGTCTCGAAGTTCCTGTGTGAGTGCCGGAACGAGACTCTCATTCTCGATGTCGATTTTATTCTGTCTCACGGCGGCTTCTGCGAGTTCCTCGATAACTTCGGGTGTGAGGATTGTTAAAGCATCTTCGACCACGGCTCTCTCAATGAAATCTTTCTTCAAAGGTGTTTTATCACAGGAACGAAATCTCTTCCTTGTAGAGCAAGTGTAGTAGTTGTACTTTGCTCCTGTATGGCTCGTTCCACTCTCGCCCGTCATAGAAGCCCCACAATGACCGCAGAAGAGCTTTTGTGCTAAGAGGTAATCTACCTTAGCCTTTCCCCTCGCAGGGGCTTGTGCGTTGACTGAGAGCCGTTTCTGCACAATCTCGAATGTCTCTTTATCTACGATGGCAGGAACGCCGCCCTCGATACGCATATCCTTATATTTATATATGCCGATGTACCGCTCATTCTTGAACATCGACTTGAAACTGTTCTTGTTAAAATCTACGCCCTTTGCGGTCTTGTACCCTTTGTTATTAAACTTCTCGCATATCTCGGCAACTGTGGCACCGTTGGCGTAGAGGTCAAATGCTTCTCTTACGATGACTGCTGCCGCTTCATCGATGACGAGTTTCTTATCCTCGATGCGATAACCCAATGGGATATGACCGCCGATGCTATGGCATTTATGAGCAGACTCATACATACCTCTCGTAATCTTTTGGGACAGTTCCTTAGAGTAGAACTCAGCCATACCTTCGAGAACTGCTTCGAGAATTACGCCCTCCGGGTTATCCGATATGTTCTCTGTGGCAGAGATGACCCGAACGCCATTCTTTTTAAGCCTTGCCTTGTAGGTGGCAGAGTCATACCTGTTTCGAGCGAATCTGTCGAGCTTGTAAACTACGACCGCTTCCCACAACTGCTTCTCGCTATCCTTTATCATCTTTTGGAACTGAGTACGCTTGTCGGTGTCCTTGAACGCCGATGTAGCCCTGTCGATATACTGCTCGACAACATTGTAGCCCTGTCGCTTACAGAACTCCATACAGACTCTACGCTGACCCTCTATGGACTGTTCTGTCTGCCGGTCGCTACTGTACCTCATATATAAACAAACATCCATTATTCTAACTCCCTCAATCTTCCGTATAACTGAACCACTTCAAAAGGAATGACCTTACGGTCCGTTGGCTCAGCCAACAAAAGCCGTATTCTCTCCTGTATTCTTTTTTTCTATGTCGTTTTTTATAGTCATAAAGGCACTAATCATTTCCAAACGACCTTCTTCTGTGGTCTCTCTAAACAGTTTTATGAGAGTCTGTTCCTGTGCTGACAAGTCGCTCATATCTAATGTGGCGGCAGCAGGTTCTCTTTCTTCCTCTTCTCCTTTTAGGTAAGCAACAGAAACTCCGAAGAACTCCGATAACTTAACCAAAACAGTTGCTCTTGGAATAGAATTTTCAGTCCATTTACTGTATGCACTATTCGATAAACCCATCAAACTACACACGGCATTGGGGGACATTCCTTTCTCTGCACACAGTTTGTTAAACCTCTCTTTGAACATACATAGTCCTCCTTAACTACGAAAAATACGAAATTTTTGAAAAAACTACGAATTTCCTATTGACAAACTACGAGAACTACGATATAATCAGTATGTAAACAACAAATGGCAACAAGAAAAACACCCCCGACAGGTAATTTCTTAGCCGAAGTTCTCCAATGGTTTATAGGTATTGTAGCGATTACATTATACCATTGAACGCTAACTTTGTCAACCTTTGTTGTTTACAAAAATGACAAAGAGAGGAGGTTTCCCATTGAGAGAAGAAAGGGACAGAATCCGATTGATGCTCTATCGGAACACCCTTACAAATGCTTGGCTCGTGAATCGTCTCGAAGAAAAAGGCATTAACACCGAAAAAACTGAGATGAGTTCTGTCCTTCGTGGTGTTCGTAAGGGAGCGAAAGCAGAGAGCATCATCAACACTTCTTTGGAAATTCTCGAATACTACGAGAAGTGTTTCGGAGAGGGAGCGAAATGAGTACAACCAATCTGACGAGTTGGACTCACAACAGTTTAGGTAGGATTCTCGCAAAGAAGGTCTCACGATACTTGGAAGACAAAGAGCATCGCCGTGAGTTCGAGATTTGGTATGAGAAGACCTACGGCAAGAAGTATGTTTGGAAGAAAGGAAGTGATTTGCCAAATGGCAACACGAAAACGAGTACACCCTGTTAAAAGATGGTTACGCAGAAACTCATTCATTATTTTTCTGTGTGTTTTCTTCTTGATTGCTTTTTTCCTTGGTATGGGAGTACGGGCATTGTTCATCCCATCGGAAGAAGACAACAAGGAAACCTCGGTAGCCATTATGGATGATTTATCTTTCACTCGTAAACCCGATGCAGAGATAGTATTTCTTTCGTCTCCTGCACCGACAGATTCGGTTGAAGAAATAGAAGAACCTGTATTCTATTTCGATATACCGTTGGATGAAGAGATGCAAGATTACATTCGTTCTCTATCGGTTGAATACGAAGTCCCTATGGAATTGATTATCGGAATGATTGATGTGGAAAGTTCTTTCAGAACCGATGCGGTCAGCGAAACATCCGATTACGGATTGATGCAGATAAATAGCATAAATCACGAGTGGTTATCGGATGAACTTGGTATGACAGACATTTTAGACCCGAAGCAGAATGTTTTGTGTGGTACATACATCATCTCCGGGCATCTAAAAGCCACCAACGGCGATGTTACCAAGGCGTTGATGAGATACAACAACGGTCCCACAGGAGCTCGTAGATTATGGGAACAAGGTATCTATTCGACCTCATATACAGACAAAATCAATACTGCTTATGAGTTCTACAAAGAAGAAAGCCGCCACGATGGGTGAAGCATCGTAAGCGGCTAAGGAATTAAATCCAAGATTATTATAACAGATTGGAGAAGAAAAGTCAATGTGTGATGTGTGTTTACAAAGTCCTTGTCATCCTCGTTGTCCTAACGCTCCCGAACCACCCGTGGTTTGCTTGTGCTGCCAATGCGGTAAAGAGATTTACGAGGGAGACGGCATCTACGACATAAACGATGAAAAGTGGTGCGAAGAGTGCGTTGAAGGATGTTACTCTTTCGCTGAATCGGAAGAGCCGGAAGACTACGATGAGTAAGGTCGCTCCCTGTAAGGGTTGTGTTCCACCTAAGAGAACACCTACTTGTCATACCACTTGCAAGGACTATCTCGATTGGAAAACCGAGTGGGATGCTATGCGTGAACAGATACGCAAAGAAAAAGAGAAGTACGAAAGTACATTCAAATTCAAACCTAAAAGACGATACTGAAAGGAATTAAATTATGGAAACTACAATCTATTGCCCGGAATGTGGCAAAATGCTCAAAGTTACTGCTATCGAAAATGAACCTCAGAAGATTACTCTCGTGAAGAGAAGTTCTGTCGTAACGAATTGGCTCGATGTCAAAAAGGCAATTCTCGAAAATGCCGCAGGTGTGTTCGAGGTTGGAGACAAGTTATCCTGCACCCTCAAAGATGGTCGCAAGATTGAGTTCGTTGTAGCGGCGGTCAACCCTTATAGCCATAACGAGGTTGCGTTCGTAACCGAAGACCTTTGGGATGATGAGTACGCTATGAACGATACCAACACCAACAAAGGCGGTTGGTCTAAGTGCAAGATGCGTAAGGTTCTCAACACCACCATCCTTGACTTGCTCCCCGATGAACTCAAAGCGGTTATCAAACCTCGCAAAATCAAGCAGGACTACAACGATGTTATCACAGAGAGCGAGTCTAAACTTTGGCTTCTGTCTCGTATGGAACTGTTTGGCGTAGAAACAGGTGTGGATGTGGGCGATGTTCATTTCCCTCTGTTCAACACTAACAAGACTCGTATCAAGCATTGTAAAGGCGAATGGGATTGGTATTGGACTCGTTCCCCGTTGGCATCCTCGTCCACTAACTTCTGTATTGTGAACAGCACCGGCGGCTCGTTCAACTACGTCGCCAACGGCTCGTATGGCGTGGCGTTCGGCTTCTTACTCTAATCCATTTTGTATCGTGAATCTCACCCCCTTGTGGGGTGAGTATAAGGAGAATTTATATGAGAGATTATAAACCCTCTGACAATACAAAGTGTATTGAATGTGGAGAACTGATTGGTGGAGAGGAATATTATTGGAGCAAATCGAGAGGTTATCCACCCGTGTTTATTCACAAACGATGCTATGAAACTCTCCTACCAAAGAAAGGAGAAGTCGATGAACAACAAAAAAATGGGTAACAACTTTGAAGCCGAACTTTGCGAAATACTTAGTATGTATGGCTTTTGGTGTTACAACCTCGCAGTAAAAAGCGAGGGACAACCTGCCGATGTTATTGCCGCCCGTAACGGAAAAGCACATCTGATTGACTGCAAGGTGTGTAGCACTAACAGAGGTTTCGCCCTATCTCGTAAAGAGGAAAATCAAGAATTGGCTATGACTCTATGGAAAGAGTGCGGCAACGGTGAGGGTTGGTTCGCTATTCTCCTCGCAGGAATCGTCTATATGATACCTCACATCACCATAGAAGCTCTCTCCCACACTCAAACCTATATGACTCCGAAGGACATATTCGAGTACGGGAAGCCGCTTGATAAATGGGTAAAGAAATGCAGGTAACAATCGGCAGCACCATCGCAGTCAAAGACCCAACCGCAGAATTGTTGGCTTGGTGCAAAAACAATCTTATACTTCGGAATCCCGATTACATAAAAAAGGTTCGTATGAACTTTTGGGTCGGTGATACTCCGAAAGACTTATATCTATATGAGGTGAACGGAGACACTCTTATCCTTCCGTTCGGTACGCTGAGGAACATCCTTCCGATGATTGCCGGAGCAAAGGTTATTAAGTATTTCCGTGAGCCGTGGAGGGTTGATTACAGTTGCAACATTCCTCTGTATGACTATCAAGAACTCGCCGTAGAGGAAACAATCAAGGCACATTACGGCATCTTGCAGAGTGCCGCAGGTAGTGGTAAGACCCAAATGGGAATCGCTATTGCCGCCCGTATCGGATGCCGAACCTTGTGGCTGACTCATACGCACGACCTCTTGATGCAGAGTATGAACAGAGCAAAACTGTATATGAACCCTAAGACCATCGGAACAATCACAGAGGGCAAGGTGAATATCGGTAGCGGTATCACTTTCGCCACAGTACAAACTATGTGTCGCTTAGACCTACAAAAGTATGAACACCAATGGGATGTAATAATAGTCGATGAGTGCCATCGTTGTGCCGGAACTCCTACGGCTATGTCTCAGTTCTCAAAGGTTCTCAGCAGTTTGGCGGCTCGACACAAATACGGATTGTCTGCTACTGTGCATCGTTCTGACGGAATGATAAGAGCGACCTACGCTCTACTCGGAGATGTGATATACACAGTTCCCGATGAAGCCGTTTCCGACAAGATTATGACAGTCGGCATCCGACCAACGAGTACAGGAGTCAAGATTTCCCGTGAGTGCCAAAACACAGATGGTACATTGAACTACACAAAGCTCATTACTTATCTCTGTGAGAACTCGCATCGAAATCACCTCATCGGCTCTTGGATTGTGTCGGAAGCAGACCACCCATCTCTTATCCTTTCGGACAGACTCGAACACCTTGAAACGCTTATGGCTACTCTCCCTCAGAAGATGCGAGAACAAGCCGTAATGATAAGCGGCAAGATGACCTCGAAGAAAGGCAAGGCTGAACGAGAACAAGCCATAGAGGATATGCGACAGGGTAAAAAGAAATACCTGTTTGCGACCTACTCTCTTGCAAAAGAAGGATTGGATATTCCTCGATTGGAACGCCTGTATCTCACTACTCCACAAAAAGACTACGCAGTTATTACTCAAAGCATTGGTCGAATCGCTCGTACCTTTGAGGGCAAACAAGACCCTATCTGTTTCGATTTTGTCGATGACATCGGGTATCTCGTGAAGTCCTACAAACTACGATGCTCGACCTACAAGAAGAATGGCTGCTACTTTGTAGGAGGTGCGTAATGTTCAAACTTGGAAGTTTATTTGACGGAGCAGGTACTTTCCCACTCGCAGGTAAGTTATGTGGTGTGAAACCCGTTTGGGCGAGTGAAATTGAACCTTTTCCCGTCAGCGTAACAGAAAAACGATTACCGAATATGAAGCACCTCGGAGATATTACAAAGGTCAACGGTGCCGACATAGAACCTGTTGACATTATCACTTTCGGTTCTCCCTGTCAAGATTTATCTGTCGCAGGTAAACGAGCAGGACTCGATGGTGAAAGGTCGGGTTTATTTATGGAAGCAGTAAGAATCATTAAAGAAATGCGAGGTGCAACGAATGAACGATACCCCCAAATCGCAATGTGGGAAAATGTCCCCGGAGCGTTCAGTTCCAACAAGGGAGAAGACTTCCGGGTTGTCCTCGAAGAACTCTGCAAAATCTGCGACTCGACCATTTCTATTCCTCGACCTACGAACAAGCGAGGAAAACCTGTCAAATGGGAACACGAAGGATGTATCGTGGCAGACGGATTCTCAATCGCTTGGAGACTTCTCGATGCACAATTTTGGGGAGTTCCCCAAAGAAGAAAGCGAATCTTTCTTGTGGCAGATTTTGGAGGACAATGTGCCGGAGAAATACTCTTTGAGTGCGGTGGCTTGTCAAGGAATTTTACGCAGAGCCGAGAAAAGGAACAAGGTCTTAGACCCGTTGCTGAAAATGGCTTTGGTAAAGCAAATCGAGAGAGAGAGAGAGAGAGAGTAGTTTCGCTTGAAAACCATCCGGCAGATAGCCGAGTAGAAGTTATTGAGGATGGTAAAGCTCAAACCCTCACCTCTCGAATGGGCACAGGTGGCGGCAATGTTCCACTTGTTCTCACATACCGCAAAACAGGACACGCACACTCAGCCGATGAAGGACAAGGTTGGGAAAAAACCGATATAGCAGACACCTTAAATGTATCTGATAACACAGAAGCTCGAACTCCTGTCTTGATTGTAGAGCAGAAGCAGAGAGAGAGAGAGAGAGAGTCGAGCCGGGTGCATACGGAGTCCCGTTGGGATTTAGACCCGAAAACACACGCTTGTACCGAGAGGTCGCTACCACAATATGCAACGGCACGAACCCCGGACACCATCAAGGAGTCCTCATCATCGAACGAAGGAAGAGATAGTGTTATAGGTGCAGATATGTATAACAGTATATTAACAGGTGATGTAAGTATGACGGTTTGTGCTGCCGGTAGTGATTGTCATAAAGTCCCCTGTGTTATCACAATGAAAGCGAGGGAAAGAAAATGAAGATATGGGCTATTGACCGTGCGGCGTTCAATCAAGGAATAAACGCCCAATATGACATCAGCATTGATGATAGCGGTGTTGCTCAAACCCTCGTAGCCAAAGGACCGGGTGCGGTGGCAGTCATCCGAGGAATCGGGGGGGGACAGAGATGTTAGATTACGATGAGTTCGAGACTAATGTTCGTAGACTTACCCCTCTTGAATGTTGTCGGCTACAAGGGATGCCGGATTGGTGGTGTAATGACATACCTCACTCCGATGGTGCTGAGTACAAAATGTGGGGAAACGGAATGGCTCTTCCCTGTGCGTTGTATGTAATGGAAGGTGCAGTTAAAGTTCTTTCACGCCGTTGGCTCAAAAACATAATGGAGGAAAGCGAATGATACACATTTTCGACTGTGAGGTATTTGCTTATGATTGGCTCTTCGTTTTTAAGAATGTAGAGACAGGCGAATACACCATAATTCACAATGATAATGAAGCGGTCGCTCAGTTTATGGAAAATGAATACCTGCTTGGTGGGTTCAACAATAAACACTACGACCAATTCATTCTAAAAGCAGTTCTTGCTGATGCAAGTCCTCAGCAGATTAAAGAGGTCAACGATTACATAATTGTTCAAGGCGGTAACGGGTGGGAACATCCCCTTACGAGAGATAGCAGAGTTTTCTTCGAGCAGTTTGACCTATTCGATGATTGTCAGATGGGACTATCACTCAAAGCAATCGAAGCTCATCTCGGAATGGATATTCGAGAGACCACCGTTGACTTCAACCTTGACAGACCTCTAACCGAAGAAGAACTCGAAGAGGTAATCTTCTACTGTAAGCACGATGTCGATGCGACAGAAAGGCTTTATCACCTTAGAAAGAATTACCTCGACAACAAACTATTCCTCGGCAGAGCGAAAGGCATAGACGATGGTAAGGCATTGTATATGACAAACGCTAAGCTCACGGCAGCGTATCTCGATGCTCAGTTCAAAGAGCATAACGATGAGAGGGAGTATCAATATCCCACCAACCTGCTTAGAGAGTATATCCCCGGCGATGTGTTTGAGTTCTTCGACAGACTCCACGATGAGAGTATAAGCGATTATGAACTCTTTTCGAGTAAGTTAAACTTCGATATTGGAGACTGTCAATGCACCATCGGATATGGTGGAATACACGGAGCGATACCTACTTACAGGGAAAAGTCAACAGACAATCGCTCTATCCGAAATAGAGATGTAGCGAGTTACTACCCTCATTTAATGACACTCGATGGTTATTGCTCTCGTAATATGCCGAACCCACAGGTCTATGCAGATATGTTGGAACGCAGAATGAAAGCAAAGAAATCGGGAGATATGGCACTCGCAAACGCTCTCAAACTCGTAGCGAATACCACCTACGGCGTAATGCTGAACAAGTACAACGATATGTACGACCCACTTATGGGTAGGTCAGTATGTATCACGGGTCAGTTGAGACTCTTGGAGTTGGCGAACCACTTGGTTGCCGAATGTCCTACTCTCAAAATCGTTCAGTTGAACACCGATGGCATTATGGTCTCTCTTGATAATTGCGACCTCGAAAGGTACGACCAAATCTGTCAAGAGTGGCAAGACCGAACAGGTTTCGAGTTGGAGGAAGATTGCATCTCTGAAATCATCCAAAAGGATGTAAACAATTATATCGAGATTGCCACAGACGGAAGCACGAAGATTAAAGGCGGTCAGTTGGTGCGAGGTATCGCAAAAGCCGGAGCGTTCAATGTCAACAACAATGCGACCATCGTGGCAAAGGCACTACTCGATTACTTTGCAAAAGGCATCTCGGTGGAAGATACAATCAATAGTTGTAATGACCTTCTATCGTTCCAACTTATCGCAAAAGCATCAAGTAAATACTCGGCTGCCTACCACATTGTCGATGGTGAAAAAGTCCTCGTACAGAAATGCAATCGAGTGTACGCCACAAAGGAGCGAAGATTCGGAACGCTCGTCAAAACTCATTCCGAAAAAGGCAACGATGTTAAAATCGGCGGTCTGCCGGAACATTGCCTTATTGATAACAATAACGAGTTGAGCATCGAACGAGTGGATAAAGCGTGGTATATCAAACTCGCTAAGAAGTACATAAACGACTTCTTGGGAATCAAGCCGCCGAAGAAGAACGCTCGTAAGATTAACTCTCTCGCAAGACAAGCACTAAAATTATTGGAGGTATAGCATAATGGCTAAGAAAACAGAAACCCCTATCGAGACCACAACTATGAATGTGTGGCAAAAGTTACTCGCTTCAAGAGTGGAGTTCTTGGAGAAAAAGGTAAAGCAGTCCGGCTTGAATCTTCACGCTGAGTTTACCTACTTCGAGTTGAAGGACATCGTACCTGCCGCAACGGAAATCTTCTCGAAGTACAACTGCTTGTTCGTAACAAGTTTTCCCGATGGTAAGGCGGTCGGTCAACTCATCAACCTCGACAACACCGATGAGGTTGTTACTGTTGAGTTCCAAACTCGCTCCATCTCCGAACCTGCTAAGTTTCGTATGAACGAGGTACAGGGTCTCGGTGCAGAAATTACCTATATGAGACGATACCTTTACTTCCTCATTCTCGATGTCGTTGTCGCAGACGATTTCGATGGTGATTCCGGCAAGGCAACCTCAGACGATGATGTTCCTGCTCCTGCACCTAAGACCAAGAAGAAACCCGTTACCGCCGAAAAGCGTGAGGAAATCAAGCAGGAGTTGACTGCTCCCGAAGCAAACGCTGACGAGCTTCAAATTACCGCCTTGAAGAACGCCCTCCGTGATTTGAGAGCGATTGACCCGTCTAAGGAAGAGTTCATTCAGCAGATTGCTCTCAAAACCGAAGGTTTCACCGTTATTAAGAAGAGTGCCTGTGAGCAACTCATCCTCACCATCGGAGAGATGATTGAGAACTATAACATCGAGGAGGAATAAGGTGTGGATTGGCTTGATTCAAAGCAACTGAAAATAATTCCCCCGAAGAAACCTAAAAAGGTAACAGGTACTCGCTTCGCTGCCATTATGGGTCTCAACGCTTGGAACACTCCGTTCAAGACTTGGTGTGAAATCACTCGCACCTATGAAGAACCTTTCGAGGAAACCATCTATACTGCGGCAGGTAAGGCAATCGAACCTAAACAGGCTGAGTATATGAAAAAGGCGTACTTTATGACGAACATAAAGTCTCCTACCGACATCTACGGCGAGAACTACTTCCAAAAGACTTTCGGTGATTTCTTCAAGAATGAACCTATCTTCGGTGGTATGTGGGACTATCTACTCTATGATGAGAACGGAAAACCTACGACTGTCTTGGAAATGAAGACCACCAAACGAAGCGAGGATTGGGAAGACGATATTCCCGAATACTACGCTTTACAGGCAGCACTCTACGCTTATCTGCTCGGTGTTGACTCTGTTATTATGGTCGCTTCTTTCCTCGAAGACAAGGACTATAAGAACCCCGAAGCATTTGTTCCCTCTGCTAAGAATACCATCGTTGTTCCTTTCAAACTCAGCGAGAGATACCCGAACTTTGATAAGTATGTGAAAAAGGCTGAGAAGTGGTGGAAGACCTGCGTTGAGGGTGGTGTATCTCCTGTTTTTGATGAGAAAGCAGATGCAGACATTCTCAAAGTATTGCGTACCAACACTCTCAACCCGGAGACAGACATCGAAGAGCTTCTCCGTGAAGCAGAGGAAATCAAGACCGAAATCGAGAGAGTCTCCGAGTCTATCGCTCCTCTCGAAAAGCGATTGAAGGTCATTACCGAAATCGTTAAGGAACACGCTATCTCGCAGTTCCGTGATGGAGACAAAAAGGTATCAATGAGTGGTGGTCGTTATGTATGGGATGTTTCCAAGACCTCTACCACTAAGATTAACAAGGATGGTCTGAAAGCCGATGGACTACTCGATAAGTATTCCACCACCGAAGTCGGCTATCGCATCACCACCAAGAAAATCGAGGAGGAATAACTATGGATATTGTTTCTTTCTTCATCGGGGTCGGAGCGACCATCGGTACAATCTGTGTAGCAATCGTCATTGCGGCGATTATTGCAAATATCAAAATGAACAAACGAATCAAAAATTATAAAGGAGAAAAGAAAAATGGCTAAAATCGCATTAAGTGGAGGTTATACTCCCATTCCCGAAGGTACACACATTTTCAAGATTACCGAGGTTACATACAAGGAAACCTTTGGTAAGATTGAGGTCAAGATGGAGACCGCTAAGGGTCTCACTCATATCGAGAGATTCTCTCTGCTCGGTAAGAACGGCTCTCCTAACGAGGGTGCTATGAACGCTTTCTCGTTCTTCGCTAAGACTGCACTTAATGATTTTGAGTTGACCGAAATCGACCACAACGACCTCGTTGGTCGCTTCATCGAGTGCGAGGTTGAACACGATGTTCAGTCGAGTAACAAGAACCCCGACAAGACTGTTACTTTTGTTAAGTTGACAGACAAGTCTCCTGCCGATGGTTTTACAGAGCCGGTCGCAAAACCTGCCGCTAAGAAGACCACTCCTGCTCCGGCGGCAAAAGCAACCACTCCGAAGGGAGCAGTACCTAACCTTGATGACCTCCTCGGTTAAGTTACTGAGGGAGTGTGCTAAATACCTGAACTCTGAGGGTATTTACTATAAGAAAAGTGAATCCAACATTCTCGCCTGTATCAACGGTCAGTTTGTGATGTTTGAGTTCGGGGAAGATATTGTAAACCGAAAGTTAAAGGCGAGTGGCGGTCATAAGTACCGCCCTCGCTCTCTTTCCGGCTTTATCAACATCATACGAGATGTGCAGAGTGAAACTACAAGCAGGAGGTAAGTGGTATTTATGCAGATTAAAGATAGCGGCGAACGCCGTGAGTTTTCAACAGGTGCAGTAAGAGATATGTCCGAGGGCAAAGGGAGAATGGATTTACTTCCTTGGTCTGCGATTATGGAAGTCGCAAAGCATTGTGAGAACGGTGCCAAGAAGTACGGCGAACATAATATTGACAAAGGTATTCCCACCCATTCGCTATGTGATTCTGCCGCAAGGCACTTAGCAAAGTATTTGGATGGTTGGGATGACGAACCTCATCTCTTGGCGGCAGCGTGGAATTTGCTTTGGGCGATTCAAATGGAAATCAAGCACCCCGAAGTCGTTGATACTCCTTGGAAGGAGGAGAAATGATGGGTTATCCTAAGACAAGTTACTTCAAACAAATATGTTATATCATCGGATGGAAAATCCGACAAATCTTCAAAGGAGGTAAGAAAAATGGTTACATTGATTCAGCAGACAGAAAGACCGATTGAGACAATCGCTTCGATTGCTTCTATCTGTTACGATAGCGACCCAAAAGACCCGTTGAAGTTGGTAAAACATTTATACAATAACGGGCATCATAGCGTATTCGAGCATATCTATTTCACATTCAAAATCGAGAACATCTCACGAGCTTGTTCCCATCAGATTGTGAGACATAGACATTGCAGTTTCACCCAACGCTCTCAGCGTTATTGTTCCGAAGAGAATTTTCCGTATGTCAAACCCGATTCAATCTCGCAGATTGATAACAACGGTGGCTTCGAGAATTTCATCGACATTGTATCGGAACATTATAATGAGTTGGTTGCTCTCGGTGTTCCCAAGGAAGATGCTCGTATGGTTCTTCCTAACGCCTGTGCGACTTCTCTTTATCTCTCTTGCAATCTGCGAGAACTGATGCACATTGCAAATGAAAGACTTTGCTCTAAGGCACAATGGGAAGTTCGAGAGGTTGTCAAAGAAATGGTCTCGTTGGTTGACCCCGAAATCGCATTTATGCTTGTTCCTAAGTGTAAAAGCGGCAGGATAATTTGCAATAGTCCTTGTGGTAAAGGAGGCGTGTAATATGGGTTTAGCAGATGCTTTCGGAGCAGAAGACAGAGTGGATGTCAAATACTCCGACTTCTACACTTTGGTTAAAGGATGTACTCAGCGTGATTTTCTTATAAACGCAGTTAAAGCCAAAGTTCCTCACGAGTACATCGAAAGTATGATGACGGGCGAGGTGGTTAAGAATGAAGAGGAGTCTTAACGAAAGGTTGAAGTGGTTCGATGAACATTTTCAAGATTTTTGTAATTTTGATGTTCTTCGCCCTCACCTCATCGAAGCAGGATTTTTCGATGCACCTGCATCTACGAAATATCACGGCAATTATGCCGGAGGTCTGTGCGACCATTCGATAAATGTTGCAGAGGTTTTGATTGACCTCACAGAGAAACTGAACCTCAGTTGGCAACGCTCGGAATCCCCGTTGATTATCGGATTCTTCCACGACCTGTGTAAGATTGATAATTATGTACTTGAACCCAATTTCAAGAAGTGGGAGTACAACACCAACACTCTTTACAAAGGACACGGCGATAAGTCGCTTATGCTCCTGTCCTCTCTCTTGCTTTTGACTGAGGAAGAAGTGGCGTGTATTCGTTATCATATGGGAGCGTTCTGTAAGGAAAGCGAATGGTCTGACTACACCTCAGCCGTTCATAAATTCCCGAATGTGCTTTTCACCCATACCGCAGATATGGTGGCAGCACATATCATTGAGAAAGGAGAGTAAGGCTATGAAATTGAAAGAAGTAAATGGTAAAGTCTCTTTCATTATGAAAGCAGGTAAGGAGTTTGTGAAGAACGAGATGCCCGTTGCAGAAGCACAGAAGTTCGTCAAGAACGGCAAGGTTGCTGAGAGCGATAAGTTCGAGGGCTATCCTGTTTGTGTGAACGACACCTATTACTTTGCGGCAACGATGCCGAAGACCAAAGCAGAGCCGAAGGAGTAAGACTATGAGATACGAAAATCTCCCTCCCGAAATAACCGCTCTCCCTCAATGGGTTTGCGTTTGGAACAATTCAAAAATTCCTATGAGAGCGAACATCAAGAAAGGAGCATCTTCGGTACAACCCGATACTTGGAGTACATTCGAGGATGCAAAGAACGCCGTTGAAAGCGGTATGTACGACCATCTCGGATTTGTTTTTAACAACAATGGGATTGTAGGTATTGACATCGACTGCGGCTTCGATGACGATGGTTTTCTTTCGCAGGTCAGTATCGATATTATGCGGTCGTGTCGCTCTTATACGGAGGTTTCTCGTAGCGGTCGTGGAGTACACATTCTACTCAAAGGTAAACTGCCCTTTAAGGGTAAGAACAATCGAGCAGGTGTGGAGATTTACGAGAGTAGTCGGTACTTCATCGTTACAGGTCAAAAACTGATTTACGATACCATAATCGAGAACCAACAGGCGATTGATTACATCGTGGAGAAGTATTTTGCCGAAGACGAGAAAGAAGGTAACGACTCCGACTACTCTCAGCGTATCTACTCTCCCGTTTACACGAAACCCGAAAACGGAAAAATTTCTCTCGAACCGACTTACCCTCCCATTCCACAGGGTATGAGGAATTTGAGCTTAACTTCTCTCGCAGGTCAGTTACATAATCAAGGCTACGAAAAGCAGAAGATTTATCAAGAACTCCTCAAAGCAAACGAAGCGGCGTGTACTCCTCCTCTGCCGGTCGGTGAGATACAGACCATCGTAAATTCTGTTACGAGGTATAGGAGGTAGTTATGAGCGAAGATAAATGCTTTATTGTCTGTTTGATTTATCTAACTATACCTATATGGATTCTGCCCTACGCTATTTTCAAGAAAAGAGAGGTGCAAGGCGATGATGAATAAGAGAGCCTTTTTGATAACCAACATTGAAGAGTATGGAAAACTCATCTCATTTTGTATCGAAAACGATGTTACAGTATGGCGAACCTATTGGGATGAGCGAGAAAAGGGCGATAGATGTTATCAAATCGATTGGCAGGAAAAAAGATGTTACTATTCCTCACGGCGATACTACGAGAACGAGGGCTATGAGATAGTAACGCCTACTTTCTTGCTCGATAAGTATGGGAAGTACAAGATAGTCAATAAGGAGGTGCAGAGCGATGAGTGAAGTAGTCGAAGATAAAGAACTATTCCGACTCAACAATGGTCGGTACATAATGTCTGAGGAACTCTCCGACAAGATGTTTTATATCAAGCGTATTCAGCCCGAATCCTATCAGCCGGATAACAGCGGCTACTCTTGGGATGAGAGCGGTATGGCTGAGCTTTTCTCGGAGTGCTACCGAAATGACACTCGCTATTGCCCCGAAGCAAAATCTTGGTACACCTACGACAAGGGGGCGTGGCGTAAGGATGTCGGCTCTCTGCTCGTGGCTGAGAAGATTAAGGAGTTTACTCGCCTTATGGTTCTCTACTGTGGGGAAATCACAGACGAGGAAAAGCGTAAGCAATATTTTGGTTTCGTCAATAAGATGGGAGACCGCCGCTTCCGTGATAGACTTATGAAGGATGCCGCATCGGTATTCCCGATTGCTGCCGCTCAGTTCGATGCGAACCCGAATCTGATAAACTGTCTCAACGGCACTTATGACCTTGAAAATATGACCTTCCGTGAACACGATTGGCGAGACTATCTCACAATGCAGACCAACTTCGAGTACACGATGCAGGAGGATATTCGTTGCGACCGTTGGGAAAAATTTGTCGATGAGATTACGAGTAAGGATAAGGAGAAAGCCGACTATTTACAGAGAGCTTTGGGCTATTCTATGCTCGGTACTTCCAAAGAGGAATGTATGTTCATTCTCCACGGCAAAACGACCCGTAACGGCAAGAGTACGATGCTCGGTACTATCCACCATCTTCTCGGAGATTATGCGACTGTAAGCCCTGTTTCTATCATCTGTAAGGCAGACAGAGCAAAGAACGCTGAGAGTGCATCTCCCACTATCGCCGCCCTCAAAGGTAAGCGATTCGTAACAATGGCAGAGAGTAATCAGTATGGCAGACTTGATGAGGAGACCATTAAGCAGTTGACGGGTGGTGAGGAAATTACCGCTCGTAATCTCTACGAAAGCGTGATGACATTCCTCCCACAGTTTACGATGTGGTTATCCTGTAATGACCTACCTGCCGTACAGGATAAATCCCTGTTCGCATCGGACAGGGTTCGAGTAATTGAGTTCAATAAGCACTTTACCGAAGAGGAGCGAGACGAGACCTTGAAAGAGGTATTCAGAACGCCCGAAGCGATGAAAGGTATATTTACTTGGTTGCTCGTTGGGTACTTCAAGTATAAGCGTTTTGGTCTCACGATGAGTGATAAGATGAAGCGAGTTATTAAGCAGTACGAGCGAGACAACGACCTTGTATTGCAGTTCCTTGAAGAGAAGTGCGAACAAGTCGAAGAAGGTGGCACGAGGGCAAAAGCACTCTACGACTCTTTCAAGATATGGTGTAAGAGTAATGGGTATTTTGTTATGAGTGCTAAGAAATTCAACGCAGGTATGGAGCAGCACCCGGAATGGCATAGCGGTAAGCGAATGTCGAATGGTTATGCCGTTTATGATGGTGTTTCTCTTCGTATGAGTAGTTAAAGTAGTTCATTTTAGCATTTTGCTAAGAGTTTGCCTTAGTATGCGTGTATATAGAGGAACTGTGTGCAAAACTTGAAAATGAACTACTTGACCTACTGTAAGGTAGAAAGGAGAAGTAGATGCAATTAAAAGAAGCTCTACGGCTGAAAGGCTATAAGGTTCGAGACCTTTACGAGCGAATGATAAAGCGATATGCGGTAAGTTACCCAACTGTGGCGAGATATTGTCGTTGTTGTAATCGCTTAGAATTTGACAGAGTGATATGGTCTTGGATAATGGAAACTCTGAAAGAAATGGAGGTTGAATGGGATGGATGACAAAAGTTTGACCGAAATCGGCGAAAAGATTGTCAAGCAGAAGCGACCGAAACGCTCGGAGCAGATGCAGGTACAGACTGAGCCGGGAGACAATACGAAATATTTGACCCACGCTTTGAAGTTGGCGAATCTTCCGAAATTTGACACGAAGAATGTGGCTCTGCTCGAAGAGAGAATTATGGAATATTTTCAAATCTGTGCAGAGGATGACTCGAAGCCTTCCGTTGCAGGATTGGCTCTTGCGATTGGTGTAGATAGGAAAACTATATGGCAATGGTCGCAAGGTGAAAATTCTGATAGGGGTAACACGATAAAAAAGGCATATCAAATTTTGAACTTGATGATGGAAGACTATATGCAGAACGGCAAGATAAACCCCGTGTCCGGCATCTTCCTTATGAAGAACAACTTCGGGTATGCTGATAAGCAGGAAGTCGTACTTACTCCGAACAATCCTCTCGGTGAGCAAAAGTCGAACGCTGAGCTTGAAGAACGCTATCTCGAAAGTGTCGCAGACGAGAATTTGACCGACTAAATTTTGACCGCAAATTTTGAAATTTTGACGGGCGAAATTTTGACAGACATAGACCCAAATTTTGACCGCTTCCGGCTTTGTCGGCGGCGGTCTTTCTCTGCCGCCCTGCGTGGGTGCTGCCGGTCCCGTGTGGGCGGTTCGGTGGTGGTGCTTTGGTTGTTCGCTCGGTCGCTCTCCGTGGCTCTCTGTGTGGCGTTCGTTGGTTCGGTGGTGTAGTGGTGAGGGCGTAACGGTGGCGGCGTTCTGTGGGCGTTTCTGTGGTTCTCAGACGATGCGAAAATATAAGCCCCTCCACCAATAGCAGAAGGGCAAAAGAAAAGCCGCCCGGCGTGGGCGGTCTTTCTTATTTCCATTTTATCCCGGCAGCACAAGCGACCACGGCGAAAGGGAGCAACAACCAAAGCAAACAATCACCCCCTCATTATATAATCATTTCGGCAAACTGTCGCAACTCTGCGGTTATGTTTTCGGGAGTGTTTGCGAACTTTTCGAGCCATTCGGGAAAGTGCATTGATAAATACAATTCGAGGTTGTCGAGGTTCTCCGGCTTTCCTGCGATAGTTCGCAGAGCTTCGCAAAATTGTTTTGCGGTCTGTTCGTGTTTTCTTTCCATTATTACTCCTCCTCTGCTGCCGCTTCCAATTCATCAAAAAGGGCGGTTAATTTTTCGTCATTGTCGATAGAGTCAATATAACTGCGGTTTTCGCTCATTGCTTCTATTGCGTAGTGGTCGAGGTGTGCGGAATAATCTTTATAATCGCTCGATACTAAATTACCATAACCGTTATAATAAAAATAGTCTCGGTTCGGGTTAAATTCGCCGTATGTTTTATTGCCGTTACT